CTTGTAGATACAATAATTGAACCTACGGAGCTGAACTCCAGTGCGTTATTTCTTGAACTTGCCATAATTGCGTATTATATCACAGGGTTATTATCGGGACTGCCGATTTACATAAGTAGAAAACTTTTTATTAATTGTATTATTATTTGATCGAAGGTCAATTTTTTCTAGCTCTAGTGCAAGATAAGTCCCAGCAACTCCTTCTTCCTGAAGGGCCTTTGTATGCTGGCCATCCATTCGTAAGAAGTCTGCGTAGACTGCATGCGCTAAAAAGAAAAAGAACTCATAAGGTATATCCGCCGATGCTTCTGTAAACGTAGGAAGTTCTTTTTGATAGTTTACAAATACCTTGCCTGAGTCATTCGCTATAAGGTTCAGTATATTAGCACCGTTAGAGTCCACGTAGAACTCGTACTCTAAGGCTGAGTTACGATTGAAGGGCTGCGTCCTATAGATTCGTTGGAAGTCTGCAATTTCATCAAGGACCCCTTCCGTGTAAGGAACTACACCAGCAGAACTAACTGTTCTTTCTTCACCTACGACAGCGTATCGAGGCCAGCTTTCGCTGGCACGGTAAGCCTCAAATGCCCTGCGGTTTACAAACTGCTCAATGTTAACCTTTTCCTCATCGGTAAAGGTGCCTACACCAGACAGTGCTACTATTAGTTTGTATAAGTCGCTGTAGGATTTAACTTGCATTATAGCTTGTTCGGGGTCAGGTCAGAAAAATTCTTTTGAAAGTATTTCAGGAACTCTTTGGAGTGCACTGTTTCTTGTCCGTATTTTTTAATGAGTCGGAAGTACTCACGGTGCGGTATAGTGGCTACGCAACGGCCTAGCACAGGGTGCACCTTTCCTTTTTCCTGCGTGGCTTCTTTACGAGCCTGGTTTACACGAGCTGCTTCTGTCCGTCGCTCAAGTGCAAATCCATTTTTGATTTCATTCATGAAGGCCTCGTCGACCTCCCCGTCTGAATACGTTGGGACTTTGTTAATTATTTCCATATTAAAAAAGGCGGGGGGCCGAAGCCCCCCAACCAGAATTTAATTAGCTTGCAGAGAAGCGCATTGGGTCGAATACACGAACACCAATGATAACTTCACCAGAAGTGAGGTTAGCAACTGTACCACCAAACTTATAGATAAGATTGGTTGCAGCAGCAGCACCAGAACCAGCAACAGGAGACGATCCTGCTTTAACTGTTGTGTCTCCATTAGCTTGAATGAAGTCTGTTCCAGTGTTGTATGCAGTAGCACCTGCGTTAGCGTCGATGTCGAAGCTATCGATAAGTGTGTCGTCATCAGTACCAGTACCAACTTCAAGCGTGATGTCAGAAGCTCCAACAAGAGCTACGGACTCTACAGCGAAGGCAACGTCAACTGCACCGCCACCTGGGATTTGTCCCCAGACAGTTTGGTTAGTGCTTGCGTTAACGATGTCTTGAGCGGATAGAACAAGTACGTGAGTAAAATCACCACTTGCTTCATTTACGGTTAATTTAGCCATATTATTATATTTCCTTTAGTTAATTGGTAATTACTGAGTGATCTTACCGTGAGCTTGTGGCTGATATACACCTAAAGTCAAGGTGCAATCGCAGAATCCACGCTCTCCACCACCAAGGTTAGGCAAGCGAGTTGAACCCATAGGGATCAGTTCGTGCACGCCGTAGTACTCGGGGTTGATAAGGTAGCCGTCATTGAAGTCAGTACCGCCAGCAAGTGTAGCAGGAGCAGTATCTGGGTTCATGTTAACAATGGACACCATGCCGTGATCACTTTGGTATAGCTCAACAGAGAGTTTAATCTCAGCCTTGTTACCGTCGTAGTTTACAGAACGAATGTTTTCAGTTGCGCCAGCAGATACACGAGCGAAGTCAGCGATAGTGCGACGAAGACCAGTGTCAGCAACAAGCATAAGGTTGTTGGAGTTACCAGTTTCACGATAGATCGAAGAGATCAGGTCGTTAAGTGCAGCTTCGCTAAATGCACCAGAAGTACTGATGTCGTAGATCGAACCAGTAGGAGTGCGGAAGTCAGCAGGAACGTCAGAAGGACCAGCGGAGTCGATCCAGTCACCAAGACCACGAAGGCCGTAGGCTGTACCAGCACCATCTTCGATGCTGCGATCTTGTGTACCAATGAGTGTAGCTTCAACGTCACGCTTTAGTTCACGAATTGCTTTAGCTTCAGCTTGTGCAATCTTGGCTGGGCCAACGGATTCAACAGCGTCTTGTAGGTCGGAAACCATGAAGTCACGGCGGAATTTTTGGACGTAGTTACCAAGACGAGCACGTCCAGCGAACTTGTCAGTGAATGCAGTAACGTCTGCGCCTTCTGTAACACCTGCAGTGCTAGGAGCAGAAAGGGAGTCAACGGTCCATTCAGTGAATGTAGCACTAGACTTTTTCTTTGAAGCAGATGAAAGGACAGGAGTTTCTTCGGGAGCCAAGATGGTAAGTACATCTGAAAGCTCTTCACGATTAGAAACAGCCGATCCCTGATTTGTAGTATCGAATGTATTTGAGAATGCCATTTTATTTTATGGTTTAATTAATTTATTTATTTTGTAGTTGAAGAGTTCTGAGAGTAATGAAGTCATCTTTTTGTCCTGATTGCTTAAACTGAGTACTCAAGTTCTTGATTGATTTATTAGTTCGGCTAACTTGTTTTTCAGAGCCTGCGGCATTTGGAGTAGAAGTACTACAAGGGTTAAGTCTTACTTTAGACTTAGCGCTTTGTACTTCTTTCCGACCGTAGATACTGTTAGCTGCGTGCGCTAGTAGATAAGGCAACTGTGCCTTTACGTCAGCGGGAAGGGTAGTCATCAATGTATCAACCCTGGGGTCTTTCATAATGGCTTCGTATTCACGCCGTGTATCGTTGTCCTCGCCTGTTATCCAAGGCAACTCAACTTCAGCTTGAGCACTGAGGCGCTCTTGCAGTTGTTTGCTTTGTTCAACCTTTTGTATTTCCTCCAAGCGAGCAGGTAAAAACTTGTCTCTGGCTTTACGTGCCTGCAATAAAGCATTGCGGACTTCGGCCTTTGTCATTTCTTTACCTTCTACTTCTGTGACTACATCATCAGCTTCATATCCGTCTGCGTTGAACATAATGTCCTCGGCCCATTCAATAACGTTACTAGCATCCGTTGCTTTGCTTTGTAGATCCTCTAGGGTATCTACGGCATTAAACGGATTGTTCTTAACTTCCTTCTTGGGTTGCAGTGGATTGTTTTGCTCGGCAGAAAGTCTAGCTTCATATTGTTGTAGCTTTTCTTCTGCTGCCTTACGTTTAGCTGTGAGTTCTCCAAAGCGGGCTACTGCACGGCTGCCTAGCTTGTCAGCTAGTTCCCGCAGTTCCTCTTCGGACATTTCGTCTAAATCAATCTGAGAAAGAACTTGCTCTTCTGATTCAGCTTCGGGTTCTTCGTCTTCAGTACTCTCGTCTGATTCCTCTGAACCTTCTTCTTCTTCAGTAGCAATTTCGTCAGCAACCTCTTCCTCGACCTCGGGAGTCTCTTCCTCCTGGGGTTCAGGGGCTGGTTGCCCTAAGCGTTGGATCGCAAAATCCTCCGCTGATATATTTGTCTTTTCTTCCGCTGTAGAGTTTTCGGGTTCAGCGACTCCCGTTGTGACTTCGTTGTTCATATAATTCCACTCTTCAACGCCGAGCGATAGCTATGTTTTGCATTATAGCACACGAAATGCGTGCCAAGAAATTACTCCGAAGGGGAATGCTTGCCCCAGGTAGACATAGTTAGGATCTGATCATAACTAAGTATACGCCCTGAAAGTTGTTGGATCTTGTCCGTAGGGGACTCGTACATCTCTGCGATGCACTCCTCCCGCATCTGCTTTACAAAATCTATAAAGCGGTTAAATGAATCGTGCCGTTTTAGGTGCTCGATGTCTTCTTCGATCTGAGGTTTTTCCATATTAGTATTGTGGCATATTTTGGGTGCCTACTTCTCCCATCTGCGCAGGGGTTGTGCCTATGCGGCCAATCTCAGCGTTCTGCATTTGTTGCATCTGGAACTGGTATTGACCTGCGTACTTCTGCAATCTTGCAGCAAAGGATTCGTCCTCTTGTAGCTTTTGCTGAATGTCTGGTTGTTGACCGTATTGCTCAAGTACTTGCATAGCAATCTGTCCTCCGCTTGCACGTGCTGGCATTTCGATGCCAGCGTATATCTTAGTTAAGTCATCAGTAACATCCTTAACTACTTGCTGTTGTGCATTTTCGACAGGCGTCAAAACTGAGTCCGCAAGGATAGGGTCAACCGAACCCGCAAGAACAGAAATCAACTTGTCAACGTCTATACGCCCGTTGCGGTCCAGCTGTATAAGCTGAGTCATTTGAGCTAGCTTAACCTCTTGAGACTTGGGATCTGTATTCAAGACATCGTAGTTAATAGTAATATCAAAGTTTTGGTCTGGATCACCTCGGTCCATAACTTGAGGATCTGGTACACCAGTTACACGGAAGAACACTTCGTCTGGCCCAAATCGCTGGAAGCAACGGTAAGCCATGCGCATAACCTCTGCGTTGTGCTGCAAAAACTTGTCTACCAAAAACTGCTTGCGGACGCTCGATATCTGAGAGTTTTCGTCTAGTCCTACCAGGCGGTCTGCTTGTGCAGACTGATTAACTTCCATTTCTACTGAGCCTTGGTTATAAGCAGGCGTAGGCGCAAAGTCCAGATCGCCCTTGCGGCGATAAGGGATCATGCGTCCTGGTCCCCAATCACTAGGTGCCTGCCCTACTGGGTGCAGGATGGGAGGCAAAGTCGCTAGACTGTTGCGGTCAATCCTGGAGTCACGCTCAACCTTGACTTGGTTTTGAATGCCACGAAGTAAATCTGGAACTGTAGTAGTATCGTACAAGCGCTTGCTGTCTTCAGACAACTTTGTAACTACAACTGGGTAGTCCTCGTAGCCGTTAAGCAGTTCACGCTTTGCGTAAGCAGGTGCCTCGTTGTTGTCTCCGCTGTACTCCTTGTGGAATACAGTGCAGTAAATTCCTTCGGATCCATCTTCAGGGTCGACCAGCCGTTGGTAAGCGTACACGATTTCTATTAGTTCATTTGCTTCGTAAGCGTTATCGGTCAAGCTAGTACTACGGCGGCCTTCCTGTTCTCTTTCAAGGCTATCAATGTTTACCCCTCGGTAATGCTCAATGATGTAGTCAACGAAGTCTGCGTCCCAGCCTGCAGTTGCTACTTTGTTTTCAAGTTCTTGAGCTGTATAGTAAGTTCTCCAGAAGCAGTAAGGTGCTCGTTGTGGATCGGTTACATACGGAGGAAAAAAGAAGTCCCCGTCTGGGGCTAGTGTCTTGATCTCTGGTGCATTGACCTGCCTGCGAACAACAGGAAGTTCGGCTTCGCCTGATTTTCTGAGTTCCTTTAATGCTTTCTTTGCACGTTTTTCTGTGACTCCTTCAAAAATGTTTTGCAGCATAAAGACTAGCTCGCCGTCTTTTTCTCCTGACTGCACTGCCCCAAAAATATTTGGGTCAAGTTCTGCAATTTGTTCTAGTGTTAACTTCTGCAGGAACTGTCGGTCTTCACTATGCCAGCCTACATAAGTAATTAATAGGCCTCTTTCTAGCAAGTAGTTAGCACCTAGTTCCATTTCACGCTTGTAGCGTGGAATATATCCACTGGTAGTCATCCACTTCAGGAACGAAGATACAATTTCTGCACGAGAGATATCGCTGGATTCTACGGGATACGCACGAATGTTTGCACGATTAAGCGAAGACATAAACAAAGATACCAAGCGTGTAATACGCTCGTCGATTACGTGGCTCTCTGTATCGGATGCACCTTCCCAAGGGAAGGCATCCGCTCCGTGCTTTCGGTGATCACGGCTTTTACCTGGCCACCAGTTCCTGCGGTCGTCGTAACTAGTACGACATAAATCAAAGTAGGACTCTAGCTCGTTGACGGTTTCATCGTAGGCATTACGCAGTGCGTTAATATCTGGAATTGCATCAACATACGTCAAGGCTTCAAAAGTAGATTTATTTTGCATTTAGTTTTGTTCGGATTGATTTTGTCATCTCGTGGATGTAACCCTTGTGAACGCCAATTTTATCACATAATTCTTGTGGAAGCATAGCCTTGTCCAGTTTATGATTAACATGACGGTTAAGATACTCCCATCCAGCTAGGCGATGCACCTGCTCTTTGATCCATTCTGGATCAAGTGTAATATCTTTTTTATCGGACATATCTGTACGATGTTCCTCTTTCGTCTTCGATGGCTTCGATGTCTACTTGTTTGCCTTCGGTTAGCCAATCTTCATATCTACGAGCAATAACCATTGGGACCTTCTTTTGTATTTCTCTTATGTATACATAAACATAGCTTCGGTTTGGAGCTTTTGAATGCACGACTCCCCTGTATCGTTTAGGCATAAGCTCTGGTATATCAACGGCTTCGGCCAGTAACTCCTGCCCTTCTTCGTTTATCCACCTGGCGTAGCCAGTACCTGTAATTGTATGCTCTGGTAGCTTTGTTTCTACTAGTTCTACAATTTCATCTACTTGCACTTCGTGCTCTGCAGCGATTGTCTTTAGCCTTTTCTTGGGCATATTAATATCCTCCTTGATTTGTTCTTGTTGTTTGCATGGATGCGCTGGACATAAAGTCTGGTCCCTCGCCTCCGTTAGACATTCTTAAGTATCGTATTACGTCGAAGAAATCCTTTAGGGGTTCGTCTGGTTTTCCCTGCTTGTTATAGTTTATCAGACTATCTATAAGGTTTCCGCAGTCCTTGTGTATATAGCACAGGGGCCTGTTACTTGCATCAATGCTTACGTTAGGGTTGTAGTTAAACCAGTCGTCCAGGGCTGTAATGCCCTGGTCTTCCATAGCTCCGTTTGACGGTATAAAGCTAAAACCGAAATCATAGAACGAAGTAAACAGGTCTTCATTGTTTTCGTTTTCCTTGGCAAAGAACCTAGAGTCCCCGATGCGCTCGGTTACTTCTATTCCTAGGTCGTCTTCTATTTCTTTGAATAGCTCGCAGTATCCCTCTACGTTGAGGCCCACCTTCTTAGATGCTGGACCGTATCTCCATTTGGGATCTCCAAAGATTGCCCACTCCCCAAAGCTGTCACGGTCGGGCCACTCCTTGCGGATGTACACCTCGCCGTTGTCATTAACTCCAGCCCAGATGCAGGTATAGTTCCTTGCGCCTGCAGGGTCAACTACCTGGTAGCAACTGAACTTGGACTTATTCGATATATCGGGGAACTGCATCCCGTACTTGTTTGGCTCTGACGTAAGTACATTGACCTCTGTATTAAAGTAAGGAAGCAAAGCATTTGCTGATTTTACTGGGACGCCGTAGGCACGGACCAGTATCTCTGAGTCAGGCCTACCGATTAAGTCCTTCGCTATACGTTCGTAACCACCGAACGGGTTTTCGTCTGAGTGCAGGTAGATCACTGAGGCATCACGGCTAGGGCTGTATTGCTCTATAGGCACCGCCTT